GAAGAAACCGCGACGGAGGAATAACCATGAGTATTGAACTGAGTAGAGAAATTTGGAACGAGCTGAGACGCTACGTCAACACAGTGGATCGTGACGAAGCTGCTGAGACATTTGTATCGGTCCTGATCGACAACGATGTTGACGCAGACGAAATCAAATCGGTGTTCAAGACCGAGCCTGATGTCAAGCGTGCCTTGGCCAGTTATCTCAAAGATCATGTTGACGACGAAGACGAAGACGATGATGATCTGCACAACGACTATGACGACGACGAATATTGATGTGGTATAGTCGAGTTGTCGCTGATCTTGGCGCGATTCCTGATTTTATAAACTATTACGAACAGGAATTGGCTGATGCCAAACGTGAATGTCAAGTGGGTGGTCTCGTGGAAAAAAACATCACCACGTTGCCCGGCATCACCGAACACCGATTCAACCAGCTACAAGAGATTGAAGCAGTGTTGAACTATCTCAACATACAGTTGAGAAAAATACGCCGGCGATATTTCCAAAAGTATCTGGAAGGATATGCCCGTGCTTTGACCAGTAGAGACGCTGAAAAATACGTGGACGGAGAAGATGAAGTGATCGACTTTGAGACGCTAATTAATGAAGTGGCCCTGCTGAGAAACAAATTCTTGGGCATAATCAAGGCTTTTGAAAGCAAGAATTTCATGCTGGGGCACGTGGTACGTCTGAGAGCGGCCGGAATGGAGGATATACAGGTATGACATTTTCAAACCCACAACAGAGCCATCTGCACAGTCAAATGGTGTTGAACCAACTGTACGAATACGATGACTTTATGGCCAGCATCAACACCTTGGTTGATCTCGGTTGCGGAAAAGGCTTGGACCTGGAATGGTGGGCTACCCGAACCACTCGCGACGATGTTCCTGAACCCTTGAACATCAAGTGTGTGGGCATAGATCAGACCGACACGCTCAACATGGCCGGGGTCTATCCCAACATCGATTACTATTCCAGTGATTTTGAACGACCACTGAGACTGTGTCACGACTCGTTGACCTACGATGTGCTCTGGAGTCACGACAGCTTTCAATATGCGGTCAATCCCATAGCCACCTTGACCACCTGGTGGCAAGCAGCCAGCACTGGAGCCATGTTGTACATTGGTGTGCCACAGACCACCAATCTCTATCGCGGTCGGCAAGATTTCACACAGGCCCCGGGCTGTTATTATCATCACACCATGGTCAGCCTCATACACATGCTGGCTGTGACCGGTTGGGACTGTCGTGCTGGATTTTTCAAGAAAGACATACAGGATCCATGGATACATGCGGTAGTTTACAAGAGCAACATAGAACCACAGGATCCTAAAACCACCACTTGGTATCGCTTGGCCGAACTGGGTCTTATTCCTGAAAGTGCCGAGCGCAGCGTACAGGCACACGGGTATCTTAGACAGCAGGATCTGGTAGTGGCCTGGCTGGATAAAAGTTTACAATACATGGGACATCAATAATGAAAACACAACGTATTTGGGGATATTATCGTGTGATACACGAAGCTGAAGGCATGAAAGTCAAAGAGTTGGTAGTAGAACCTGGTCAAAGCCTCAGCATGCAACGGCACTTTAAACGCAATGAATTTTGGGTGGTACAACAGGGCTCGTGTGAAGTCAATTTGGAATCAGAAACTGTGCCACTAAAAACCCACGAAATAATGGCCATACCGGTTGGCGAATGGCACCAACTGACCAATCCTTACGAGATTCCTTGCCATATCGTGGAAATACAGTACGGCGATGCCTGTGTTGAGGAAGACATTGAAAGACAGCAGTGATGTTATAACAACGGCAGGTATAAATAACAGTAGGAGAAACAGACATGGCCACCAATAGAACACTACAATTTTTAGGATATGCGATCGGCACCAGCCCGGTACAAATAACAGCAAGTATCAACGATACCGTGGTTTTCAGCGGAGCAGTTGAAACTTCGGATCCCAGTCTCCAAGACAGCTTGGATGAAAATCCTTATCCGGTGTTATTTTCAGTTGACAACAGTGACCTGTTCCCTACAACCTTTTCTGGCAGTTATCCAATGACCATGACTGTAACTGGTGGATCCGGTGTGGTAGTTGGGCCTGTACTATCCAACTACATGTCCAAGTTTGTGTTTGATGAACAGTGTCAGTTGACCAATGCTTCTATCAACGGCACCGCACTCACGTTTGATTCGGCTACCGGAAACGTTTCTGCCAAACAATCTCTGCGTGGCCAAGGAATAGCACCAAGTACTCATATCATAGACGGTAGCGGAACGGCCTGGACAGTGAATAAAAATCAAACTGTAGGTCCTGTTGCTGTTTCTGGAGGAAAATGGTCTGAAACAGCAGGCAATGCCACTGATTTTTTACCTTGCTACAACGGAACACCGACCAACAGCGAAGGCACCCGTGATCCTCGTAGCAGTGTTACCATCGACGGAGTCGCTCAAGTTTCATCTGTCATGTCAACAACGCATGGCGCATGGTCATGGGAAGTGCCTACAGGCAGCACGCTGGTTTATAATTTGAATGTGTCTATAGGAAATACAGCTTCTTGATCATTGTAGAATCCAAACAAAACCCTACTGCTGGTAGGGTTTTTTTATGGTTGACCAAAAACCGACTTTGTCTTACAATACTGTTATGAAATCAAGTGCTGTAGATCTAGTGTTTATGGAGTGTTGTTTTTGCGCAACACCAAAAAACCCTGAAACACAGTGGTTGACCAGAAATACCCAATTTGTTATAATATTAGTATAGTAACTAAAAAGGAGCTGAAAATTGAGTAAGGTTAATATCAAAAACGGAACATACCGTAATCAACCTGTCAAAGATGTGGCATTCACCTTGGTCAAAGGTCTACAGACCGGAGCCCGAGGCAGTTTTGTCACAGTAGACAGTGAAGGCTATTTTGGCCCAGATTTTGATGTGGTTCGTATCAAAGTTGACACTATCGAAGATGTGGAATTTGTGGGTGGCAACACCGAAACAGCCATTCCTGTAACAAAAACAGTGGCACCAGTGGAAACTGACGAAGAAGTCATGGCTCGTATTGGCGAGCGTTTTGATATCTTGGATCAGATGACCAAGGCCACTATTGCCGGTGATGTCAGAGCCATGATCGTGGTTGGCCCTCCTGGTGTGGGCAAGAGTTATGGCGTAGAAAAACAACTGGAACAGTCAGGACTTTTTGACAAGTTGGCCGGACGACGTATCAAGTACGAAATCATCAAAGGAGCCATGACTCCGATTGGCCTGTACTGCACCTTGTACAAGAATTCTGATCCGTGCAACGTGTTGGTATTCGATGACTGTGACTCGGTATTCCAGGACGATGTGAGCCTGAACATTCTCAAAGCGGCCCTGGATTCAGGCAAGAAACGCAGGATCTACTGGAATTCGGACAGTTCCATGTTGCGTCGTGAAGGTGTTCCTGACTGTTTTGACTTCAAGGGTGCCTGTATCTTTATCACCAACTTGCAGTTCCAGAATTTGAAGAGCAAGAAACTACAAGATCACCTGGAAGCCTTGCAAAGTCGTTGTCACTTCTTGGACCTTACACTTAATACACAACGCGATAGATTCTTGCGTATCAAGCAGATCTTCCGCAAAGGCGACCTGTTCCAGGACTATGATTTTACCCCAGAACAGGGTGAAGAGATCCTGGACTATATGGATGCCAACAAAGATCGTTTGAGAGAGATGAGCCTGCGTATGGCACTCAAGATCGCAGACTTGACCAAGGTCAGTTCGACCAATTGGAAGGCCCTGGCAGTAAGCACATGTATGAAGAATTCGTAAACGGTAGCTCCTGGGTTGATCCACGGGTCAACCCATTTTACACAGGCACTTAGGTGCCTGTTTTTTTGACTGCGGTTGGCTAAGTATGCTATACTAACACAATGAAAACAGCCACAATAATCATTAGAGATGAAGTCAACATCAAGATAGAAGGACTCGAACTGGACGCTCGCAGAGCCTTGGTCAAGGCCTTTGAATATGATGTGCCCGGTGCCAGATACTTGCCGGCAGTGAGACTGGGTCGCTGGAACGGCAAGGTCAGTTACTTCCAGCTGGGTGGTAGCACTTATACCAACCTGTTGCCCGAAATCATTCCCATCCTGGAACGATTCAACTACGACATTGAACTGGACGATCGACGAGACTACTCAACTACATTTGAGTTTGAACAGGTGACCGAGGATTCGTTTGGTCATATAGCCTGGCCAAAAGGTCACCCCATGGAGGGCGAACCCATGGCGTTACGCGATTACCAAGTGGATGTGATCAATCGTTTCCTGGCCAATCCACAATGCATACAAGAAATAGCCACCGGTGCAGGCAAGACTGTGATAACCGCAGCCTTATCAAATGCCGTGGCACCGCATGGTCGCACCATCGTGATCGTGCCCAACAAGAGCTTGGTCACACAGACCGAACGGGACTACATCAACATGCAACAGGATGTGGGTGTGTTTTTTGGTGATCGGAAGGAATGGGGTCGTCAGCACACCATCTGCACCTGGCAAAGTCTCAATGTGTTGCTCAAGAATACCAAGAGCGGAGTGGGCGATTGCACCATTGGCGAGTTCTTGGAAGGTGTGGTATGTGTGATCGTAGACGAAGTACACATGGCCAAGGCCGATGCCTTGAAATCTCTATTGACTGGTGTCATGAGTTGTGTGCCACTGCGTTGGGGGCTCACGGGCACTGTACCCAAAGAACCTTACGAATTCCAGGCCTTGCGATGCAGTCTGGGTCCAGTGATCAATCAACTCAGCGCCAGCGAACTGCAAGAACGTGGAGTGTTGGCACAGTGCCATGTGAATGTGGTACAGTTGGTGGACCATGCCGAGTTCGGCAACTATCAAAGCGAGCTCAAGTTCTTGTTGGAAGAACCTGACAGGTTAAGTACAATAGCACGCCTGATAGCCAAGGTTAATGCCACCGGAAACACACTAGTGTTGGTAGATCGAGTGGCCGCTGGACATGCCTTGGCCGAACGGCTGGGCGAATCAGCTGTGTTTGTGTCGGGTGCAACCAAAGCAAAGGATCGACAGGATGAATATGATGAAATTAGCGTCAGTGATGGCAAGATTATTATTGCTACCTATGGCATTGCTGCTGTTGGTATCAATATCCCTAGGATATTTAATCTTGTGCTGGTTGAGCCGGGCAAATCCTTTGTCAGGGTCATCCAATCGATTGGGCGTGGCATTCGCAAAGCGGAGGACAAGGACCACGTGGAAATCTGGGACGTGACCAGCACCTGCAAGTTCGCCAAACGACACTTGACCAAACGCAAAGCATTTTATCGCGAAGCCAACTATCCATTCACGCAAGAAAAACTGGAATGGAAATAAAAGGTCGCATTTGTATTTTATAACAGTTATACTAAACACATGAGAATACTAACACTAGACAACCAACCATTTGACCTTGACCATCTGCCCGAAGAAGTAGATGACATGAGATTCGCTATCCTAGACAACTCAAACACACAAGAGCCCGACTATCACTACATACCTTTGATCTTTTTGGAAAGTTTTACCAGTCCGGCCTTGGTGTTGCAGATCGGCAACAGCAGAATACGCATGCCGGTGGATTGGCAGATCTTGATCGGCGAACCCGACTTGGGCGATCTAGAGGTGTTGCCGCTCACGGCCATCAACGACAGAGGATTCAAGGCTTTCCAGTTCAATCCTTTGACCAGCTTCCGGCCCAGTTTTCTAGATATCGAAATTGTAGATGTCTACAACGAAGTGACCTGGTATGCACCCAAACTCAAAAACGGTCAATTGCTGTGTGTACCAGTGACTGATGGAGATCGTCCTGACTGTGTGTACTTTGTCAAAGACATCAGTCGCAACTGTGAAATCGTTGATTATAACCGGGCTTGGTAACATGGGCACACTGAAACCTGGAGCAACTTACATACATGAACGAGTGGGCAACGTGATTTATGCTAGAGAGTTTGGTGCTGATCCTGCGACCAGACAAGTGGTAGGTTGGGACTATGATCCAGCCAAGCCCGATTGGGATCCAAGAACCACTTTCAACATACCCCTGATCGATCAACTGAAAGAAGATCAATTGTGGGCCGATCTTAGACGTGCCTCAAAAACCAATGCGGCTGTACAGGATGCGATCGATCGAGCCATAGAAATATATCATTTGAGCAAACGCAATGACAGATAAACTCAGCATCTCCAACGAAATGGCCCAGTTCGACAGCAAGAACAGACAGTTCTTCGACGAGCTCTCCGATGAAGAACGCAAGAAGTTCAGTCCATTTCTCATGATCAGATATGGCAGTTCAGTATCAGGCAGCAGAGATTTGCAGGAGTTTTACTTGATCGCTACCAACGAGCGATTGAACAAAAGATTTTTTGATGTAAACACCACACACCACAAAAAACTACAGTGGCTGATGGCCACCACAGTCAGTCCTGGGCTGGGCAACTTTAGACACAACTGGATCGCGCCGCGTAAAAAAGAAGCCGGATCAGGCACGATACGCAAGCAACTGGCCGAACTGTTTCCGGACTACCGCGATGACGAACTGGATTTATTGGCGCAGATAACTACCAAGCAAGAATTGGATACATACTTGCTAGAACTAGGACAGGAGAAAAAGAAATGATAGGAATTTTCAAAAAGAAACCAGTGGCACGATTCCCCGAACACAAGGTAATTTCGTTTGGTGGCTGGCGCTATGCTCCGCAATCAGATATTACTGCCTATGAACTGGCTCTATTGGCACCGGTGTTTGGCACCATCATGCATCGCCAGGACATCAAACCCTACATAGAACAAAACAATTTGACCAGACATTTCCAACCGCAGGGCGAATGAATACCTGTCAGTACTGTAAAAAAACCTTTGTGAAAGAATCAAG